AATGGGATCAAGCAATCGATATGCTTGCGATCAATAACCAGGTAGGTGGCAATCATTATAAAGGCAATGGCATACAACCCATTGAGTATATTTACGCAAATGGTTTGTCATGGTCGATGGGTAATGTATTGAAACTTATTACCAGAGATAAGGTTGATAAGGTTGAAGACTTGCTTAAAGCCAAGCATTACATTGACCTTGAACTACAACTTGTACATGGTGTAGACGGAGAGGGTAACAAAATAGGCCAATATACCAAGGAGGTAAAGGTCTAGGAGTAAAGCAATGAACTTGTTTGATTTTGAAGACCCAGTTCTAAATGAGAGGAACAACAATACGCCTGTTTATATAAACAGATATATTGCGCGTTCTTTGATAGATGTAGCTGGGTTGGAAAATAAAGATCCTCAAGCATTAGCGGAGTATTTTCTACAAATAGGAATTAACTCCGTTAAGCATTATAAGGATCAAGAAGTTAAATTTGATATTGAAAATCTTTAACTAAGGTCTTTTAATATATCAATGATGTTTTTAACAGCATCATTGTTTTTCATGTGTTCATCAACGATGGTTAATCGACCTTGGTCTAAAGGTCTGGAAAACACCACATTTCTATGTGGTATAGAAACAAAAGCAAACACATCTATCTCATTATCTTTATATCTTCTGTGTGCAACTCTTTGACCTTTACGCATATCAAACCGCCAATTCTCTCTGCCTTGTTCTATTTTAGATTGAGTTTTTACTTGGCACTTATACAGCTTTAAATTATGTTCAAAGATGATGTCTGTGGATGCGTTGTGGGGAACAATGGTTACTGTGTCAGAAACTTGAGAGAGGATTGCTGCTGTGAGATATTCACCAAAACGACCAACTCGTTCTGTTGCAAGGGGCATGGGTTACTGGGCGGGTATTGCCACCTGTGGTTGTTCTATGGGTTGTTCTATTGGCTGCTCTACTTCTGGCATATAGTTTAAGTTATTTGTAATGGCTAAAATATTAATCACCCTTTTTAAAGCTTCGCCTTTTTCAATATTAATTTTTGCTAATTTTTCTAATTCTTCTACTGAATTTTTATTAACAAATATTTCTGCTAAATTTTTTGATGTTTTTTCTTGAACTCTTTTACTAAATCTACTTGCAAATTTTACTGTCCACATAAAAGCGCCAATTTGGGCTGCTTCTTTGGTAAACACTATTGCATCTGGTGGTTTTTGGGGATTATCGATATTAGTAAGAGTTGCAGTTCTTTTAAGTATTTCATTAAACTTGTCAAAACCGCGCAAAACTTCGTTTTTATTCAAACCTCTAGCTTCTGCTACTCCAGATAAAACCGCATTAAAATTTTTATTTAAGTTTTTTGTGCCAGATAATGCTTTATATAAATCAAAACCTGCTCCGAATGAAGGTCTGCCTGCTTCTGTTGTTTTATAAATTGTTTGATCTATTATTTGATCGAAGTAAGCTCTAGCTAATTCTGGAAAAGCCTGTTTGTCTATTTTGTTTATTCTAGTATATGTTTCTCTAATGTCGTTTGGCTTTACATTAGCAATACCAAAGATTTGATTTTTTATTTTAGCAGGTGTTACACCTTTACCAATTAAGAATGGCTCTACAGCTTCAAGAGCTGGATTTACTATAGTATTTGTAAGTTCTTGATATTTTTTTGTGCCAGATAAATAATTTACATTAGTTTTAAGAATTTCATCTAATTCGTTTAATGCTGGTGCAATTTTTGTAATTTCGCTGTTTTTAAGAGCCTCTCTTGGATTTGCTTTACCAGCTTTTGATTTGGCAATAGACTCTCTTGTTTCTTTTAAAATTTCACTTAAATTATTTATGTTTGTTTCTGGAATAATTTTTGTTTCAGAAATTTTCATACCAAGAGGTTTTCCATATTGATCTAATATGTTTGCAGTTTCATCTTTTGGTTTTATTTTTTTCTTAATAAATCTATTCTGTAACTCTTTAAGTTTATTTTTAGGTGTTCCTTTTCCACTTCTCTTTAAAACATTATCAATATTGTTAATTAAATTTAAGATTTGTGATTCATCTATAAATTCATTATCAGCAACTGAATAACCAGCTTGCTGTGATTTAAGGGTTCTTTCTGTGCTTGCTTCGTTGTATGCTTTTTCTGCTGATATGTTTGCATCTTTATAAACTTTTCTTAATGAACTTGGGTTTTTTGCAATGTAATTATCAAATAAATTTTCTGCCATTTTTTGTATTTCTTGTGGTCTATTTTTTATGTATTCATACATAATTCTTCCGCCCTCTGGAGAATTGTAAACAGACTCACCAAGCTTGCTAAGAATATCGCTTTGTATTAGTTCAGGGGCTGTGAGTTTAACTCCTTGAGTTTCAGCGTAAGCTTCTACTGTTTTTGCTAAGTCAATTTTTTCTTGTGGAACTCCCTTTAATGCCTCTGCTGCTAATTTTACAGCTCTGTTTGGATCTGTGATGTAACTAGCTATTCCGCCTGTGGCTAATGTTCCAAGCGTAGATACAACAGGATTAGCTCCAACCTCCTCTAAACCTTGTTGTACAATACCAGTAGGAATACCAACCTTCAACGCTCTAGCCAAACCAAGGCCCATTGTTGGTAATGTAAATTCTCCAATTGCTTGAGCTTGTCTTCCGCCAAGGGTGGGCGGCTCATACTCAATTAGTTCTTTTACTTGTGGTTGCTGTCTTATTCCTTTTCCAAGTAAACCTAAATACTCTGTTGTTCGACCTAATGGCATTTTTGATCTTATGTTTTTTAATAAATCAAAATATTGTGTAATCCCTTTTTCTTGTGTTGGCTCTAAGGCTTTTGCTTTTCTTTCTGCAAAAGATGCCGCTCCCTCAGTAATCATTTGGGGAAATTCCATCAAACCAGTTGTGCTTCTTAATCCGCCAGATGCATATGCTTTTGCATAATCTAGCGCAGTTTGTTTTGGTATTTTAGGTTGTGGCGCAAACTCTGTAGCAATGTATTCTCGTGCTTTTAATTTTGCCTCTTCTTCTCTACCAGCTTCACCCTCAATTTCTAAAATTGTTTTATTGGGTAGCTCAAACTCGTAAATTACTTTTTGCGCCATTTTTTATAGCTCTATTCTGATTCTTTGAACATCATTGGCTGGGCTGGTTATTATACTTGGGGCTGTTACACCTGCATTTCTCCAATCTCTACCGCCTAAAAATGGGTTTAGGTTTTCGTATTTTTTAGCTTTTTCAAGTTCTTTTTCATCGACACGATCTATTGTTGTGTCATAAACATCTTCATATTCTCTTATTTTTGTCTTATATACATTTTCAAGGTTAGCCACAGTTGCATTAACATTTGCTCCTAACTTCCCAATAACTTCCATAGCCGCTCTTAAATCATTGTCAGAAAGTCTTCCAGAGGGATCTAAGTCTTTAGCAGTAACATATGCTAATTTATAAAAAATAGATTTAGCTATAGCTCTGTCTCCACTAATTTTGTCTAATTCTTTGGAATATTTTGTATCCAATAAGTTGTCTATGCGTTGAAACTCTTCTGGATCTGTTGCTTTAAAGTTTTCAAAATCTGCCATAGTAAGAGCACTTTCTGCTTGATATTTGGCTGTATTTAAAAGATCTGCTAGACCACCAGAAACAGTAAATGCATCTGGATTATTTACCAAAATATTTGCTAAATCATTTACAACATCTAATTGTTTTTTTGCTTCAAGGTAATTTGCTTGGATAGTATCAAAAGGAGTTTTAAGGCCCTTTGGAATAACGGGTGGTTTAGTTCCAACAGTATATAATCCTCTGCTTTCCATTTCATCTAATACTTTTTTTGGATCTTTTGCATACTCAACTGAATCTACAGTTGCCGCACTTAAACCTTCAGAATTAAAAAATGGAATTGGCTCTGATTTACCATAAATTTTTTGTTCTAAAATATTTTTCTCTTTTGCTTGTGTGGGGGTTAATTTTAATGGATCTATTGCATCTAATGCCAATAATCTTGAGCTGTTCATCTGAAATTCTGTTTGGTCTTTTTTATCTGGAATTATAAAAGAAGCGCCTTTTTCTGCGCCTAACAATTTTGCAACTTCTAACATTCTAGGATCAACGACTCCCTCCATTCTTGTGAGAACATCTCCCCATGCTTTCTCTCTTTCTTCTTTCTTTTTTTTACCCTCTTGCATTTGCTCTAATGCCATGGTGTTTTGCACAAAGTTTTTATCGCCTTTTAAAGCGCCACCAAGTGCGTAAAGCATTAAACCTAATTTTTGGTTTTTAGATGCTTTATCATCAATAGGTGGCATACCAATAGGTGATTGCATAGGTTGCATAGCACCTGGCTGACCACCGCTTTGATTAAATGCTTTTAAAATATCTCCAAACGCCATTATAAAACTCCTTAATTAACCGAATGGATTTGTAAAACCGCCTGAACCAGGCAAAAGACTCATGCCATATAATTGAGCAGCAGATCCTAATACATCGCCTAAACCAGTTTTTTGCTGTGTTGTAGTCGTTGGAGTTGTAACCCCTTGACCCGCAGCCAATAAACCAAACTGTTGAGGCCCATAAGCCAAAGCTCTTTGGAACTCTTCGTAAGGTGCTTGTAGACCCATTTGTTGTAATTGTTGTTGTTGTAAACCAATCTGACCAAGCTGTCCAAGTCTTGCTTGTTGCTCTGCACTAATACCGCCAAGCAATCCAGCTCTCTGTTGTCTTGCGCGTAGCTCTAACTCTGGTTGCATCATAGCCATTCTTGCTTGAATGTCTTGACCAGCAAGCCCTGCCTGTTGAGATAATTCTGCTTGTCGCATAGCTCGTTGTTGTTGTGCTTCAAAGCCTGTTAATCCAGCTTGTTGACCTAACCTTGCTTGTTCTAATGCGCGTTGTTGTTCTTGACCCGCGCCAAATATACCAAGTTGTTGTTGTCTTGCTAGGTCGGATAATGCAGCTTGTTGTGCTTGTTGGAAACCAGATTCTCTTAATCCAGCAGCAGTTCTAGCCATTTGTTCTATGAATGGTCTTTGTGATTCGCTTTCTAATAAAGCAGATCTTGAACCACCAAACGCACCCGCACCGATTGCTCTGGATTGTGCTTGACCCCTAGAAATATCAGCTTGTCTTTGGATGTCAGCCATAGACTGTTCAATGACTTGTTGCGTGTAAGGTGATTGATATGCACCTATATCTTGGCTTAATAAGCCTCTAAATTCAGGAGTTTGAACGCCACCAATCTGTGCTGCTTGTGGGCCTTGCAAGCCTTGTATGGTTGGAGCTTGAAAACCTGTAACTGGTTGAATGGTTGGAGTTGGAGCTTGTGCTAATTCTTGCAATCCAGCCAACGGATCATACTGCATACCACTTTCAAACAAACCACGAGTGGCTTGAAACTGTCTAAGTTGATCTGGGTTAAACCCAGCAACTCTAGGGCCTGTGTATGGAACGAATGGTGTACCAGCTAATGATTTACCAGCTTGAAATAACTCTTTTGCTTGTGCTTCTTGGTATGCTGGTAGACTGATTGATTGTGTTGATTTGCCTTTACTCATAATTCTTTACTTATTAAATTTTCTGATTTAAAACCTAAATGTTTTAGTTTTCTTAACCATCCTTTTCTGCCACCGCCATATAATCTTTTACAACCAGCGGCTTTTGCAAATGCCTCTAAAGATGGCAACATATCCTCTAACTCCTTGTAATCACCACCACAAAATAGCAAGTTCATTGCTGTATTTTGGGGGAATACTACAAATTCAGTTATCATAGCCGACTTCTTAGCTGGCCATAAATGGAATATTCCATGTCTTATTTTATCCTCTATATCGTCTATTGTATAGGAATCTTGATGTTTGATAGCTTTTGCTATATATGGCTTACAGCGTTCCCATTGAACTTCCCATTCTTCGGGTTCTTTTTTAATGGGTATGACTTTATTAGTCGCCTTTTCCATATTCAACGATACTCATGTGTATGTCTAAATTACCAGCATGATTGCCTTGTACTTTAATAATTTCACCTTGATGAATAATAATAGGTCTTTCTAATAGCTCTGTAGTGCTGTTAGCACTAATAACTTTGCCATTAAATAAATTAAAAGTATCTGCACCATGCGTATTGGTTACATCTATTTGGGTTTGTTGACCTAAATGCTCACATACTAAAAATGATTGAATAATAGAAAAAGTAAAATCATCACCAGAAGGTGCTGTATAAACAGAGTAATCAGTATTAGCCAAAGCGATATTAATATGAACATTCTCCGCCCTTTGGATGTACTGTCTTTGTGAGGATAAATCCATTATCTTTTACCTCTTTGTCTAACATCCAAGCGTATATTACCTACTTGGAAGTCTTGTGTGGTACTGCCTGTAACTGTCATTTGTACTTGTCGTGCTGTAAATCTTGCATCGGTGTAGCCATCATTTTCAAAAGTAAATGATCCAAAGTCCGTAACTGGACCTAATGGAGTAAATCGACCTTTGAAACTAAGGGTAACGCCAGGTAAAGAGTTAGCTTCTTCATCTGGTAATATTTGATTGCATTGCACATAGTTATCACCATTGCCTATTTGTATAGGCCCTGTTTCACAAAATGGTACTTGTGAGTTTAGATTAGGTGAATTACTTAATGTGGTTGATTCATGTTCATAAACAAAGCCTTGTGAGTCACCAGCTATCGGATAAGTAAATGCACCTTGGTCAATCCAAAAGCCTCTGTCCATAGATCCAATAGACCAAGCATTGCTATTGTAGTTCCATATAACATATTTGTTAGAAGTATATTGACCATCACCGCTTGGGAATCCCCACCATATTTCGTTAAAGTTAGAGTTATGACCACCCCAACACGCACCTCTTCCTGTTATATTGATTTGGTCAAAGACATAATCATGCACTTCGCAAGGTAATTCTCTGACATTACCATCGTAAATATAAAAAGCGTTTTCACCCATCCATGCAAGAAAGTTACCTGTTGATACAACTGTTCTTGGACTAATCGATTTACAGTTTGTTCCTGCATCGGCTATACCATAGACAAAAGGTGATCCTGCATAGAACATTCTGTTAATACCAGTATCACTAAAAATGATAACATCAGATCTGTATTTTACACCAAACAAAGCTCTACCGCCTGTAGGTATTTGTAAATCACCTGCTGTATTGGTTGCTTTAGATGTCCAGTTGTTACGATCTTCTCTGTTTGACCATGCAACCTTTCTAGGATCATCTGCAGAACCTATAGCTACTAAATGTCTTTCATTGGTAACTAAGGTTGATAGATTGCCTGTGGGTGCATTGGTTACAACTGTTGCTATGGTATCAGGTGAGCCACCTGAAGAGTCTGGTTGCCATTTATAGATTTTGCCATCTTTAGAAAAGGTAAAAACTAAATCTTCACCCCAGTTGTCAAAAGAAAAATAACCAGCCCGCAAAACTAAACCTGATTGACTTCTAGCATCACCATAGTCTTCTTCACCATAATGATAAGCACCAAAGCCTAATGGATCGTCACTTGCATCATTAACAAAGCCTACTGGTGTAATGTCTGTCCAAGTATTGTCGTATAAAACATATACTTTTTCTCTTGTACCAACTCCTAGAACATTGTTACCAGCATTATCTTTATAACCATAAAGACCTATAATAGCTCCGTCTAATGCTGTGGCTCTTAGTTTTTCCCACCCGCCAATAGGTTTTAGATATCCGTTTTCAAAACGCACCAAATCACCATCGACCCAACGCCCTTTATTGGCGTAGTCTGTACCATTGGTTACGATTCCAGCAGGGGGTGTTATTGGGAATAATGCCATTTAGACATTATATATAATTTATGTTTTAAAGTAAGCAGGTAATCCAATCATCGGTCTACCATCATA